GTTCCCTATTTCATAAATAAATGTTTGTTTTGTTTTAATTTTCTAAAGAAATTGGGGATTGTGGAAATCACAATATATTATAGTTAGAATTCATCTTTCATTTGGTTTCTCAGGCCATCAAAACGATGAAGGACTCCGGCAGTTCTCACACTCACCTATCCTTCTTCCTCTACAACATAAAGTTAATAAACACAAATATAAATAAGGGAACACTCCTGCGAGTGGAAAACCCTTTTGTAACGTAGAGGATAAAGTAAACTTAAATAAAAGAAAAGCTCACTAACTCACGCCTTGTTTGATTATTTGCCAGCAAGGACTGGACCCCTTCAACGAAGGTCGCTTGGTACATACCGAGCAACAATAGTCAGAGGGTCTCTCATGCATTCAATTTCTCAATTTACTCGCTATGAGGTCTACAACAGATTGGGACAATTTAGGTTCTCCCGAAGAGGAACTTTTAGGGTTAAGCTGAGGGACTTTTGGTTTCACATCTTCAAAATCACTAAAATCCTTTAGTGCCAATGCGTTCGTTTGCTCAGACAATAAGCCCATCCAGACCTCATCCACTGGACGATCGGGAGTGAAGAAAGTACGTTTTTTTCCCCGTTTATCAATAATAAAATTGCTCACAGGAATTTTCACTGCTTCATACGTATGTTTACCGTCTGGATAAACTTGTCCGATACGTTTGTAACCTGGGGGCAGGGGATCTTCTATCTTTCCAAATAGTTTACTCATGCTTGTCGACGTAGTTACATCATTATAACTTGCATATTTAGCCACATTAATAGAAGACTGCGTATAAGATCCTGTTGGCAGGGTCAAGTCAAACAGAGCTGGTAAGGTACTCACCACGATCTCTAGAGTTATCGCTAAGGCTGTGGCTGCACTGTTAGCAAAGTACTCTACAGGTACTATACTACATCCAGAACTTGTGTAACCATAAGCGCCCGAAATAGCTGATGCCGCATCTGAAAAATAACTTAGCAGAAATCTGCCATATTGATTGAAAGTGATGGTATTCCCATCAGAACGAACCACTCCCTCAGACCATATAGCAGCAGCTGCTGGGGCTGTTGTACCAAAAGGCAAAACACTAGTTATTGGGGCCACAGCCGCAAACTCTAGACTTCCTGGAGACACAGATGTTTCTCCAAGCTGAGGGCCCATTAGCTTTACGCGATATTTAACATACAACCTTCCACCTGTTCCACCGGAACTAGAAAGGGAGGTACGAACAAAAAGCGTTCCAGCCGCTGAAATATTACCTCCAGCACCCTCATATGTCAATTTCTTAGCATTGGGCGCATTCAACTTATTGTCGTAGGTTAAAGTTATAGGAGCAACACTCCAAAAAGGGCCACTGGCATAACTAGAAAAAGTAGCGAGCTCCTCAATAGTTGAGGGAGCCACATCCAAATTGTTGTATTCTATGCCCATATGAACATCCCCAGACACGCTTGTAGCTGTATTTGTTTCATACACAAATTCTAGATAATCAAACACAAACTCATCAAAATTTGAAGCAATGATAGCTAACCAAGGACAGAAGGCTGGGTTGCTAGCAAAAATGGTATATGCAGTTTGAATTTCAACTGTGGCACTTTTCGCAATTGTATCGATCAATTCTGTGTGTTCAATCGTACACGCGTCCTTTGACACCCAAACCATTTTTGGAGCTTGATTTTTTGTCAAAAAACCCGCTTGGGTGGGCGCACAAATTTGTTTAGAGATGCCCAATTTTTTGTCTTTTTTAAAGGGGATATGTGTTGCCTTAGAGATTTTTTTCTCCAGTCTCTTTGCCGCTCGTTGAGCGGTCTTTTTCTTTTTTGTCGATCCCATATGTACCGACTTCTTTGTTGATTTCGTCATTAAAATTCCTTTCGTGGTAATTTTAAGAGGTGCGACCTCATCACTGCAGCGATTGACTGAAACCGGCATTTTTGTCGACTGTTTCAAACCTGATTGCATAAACTCTAGTAAGTTGTCAGATTTATGAAACCGTGATAACATAGTACCCAAGTTACTAGAAGCACTGGTCTGCTTGCCAGAATAAAGTGCTCTAATGGCCGCATCACTAACAAATAATTTTTGTATGTTCTCCCACTTTATATCTTTTATCTCCCCAGAGAGTTGATCCTTGTGGTTAACCAATAAAAAGCCTAAATAAGATTGTATCAAATTTCTTAGCTCTTCATCCCAAAAACTATCTATACGGATAGCAGCCGCACGCAAATAATGCCATCTTATGTCATCAACAGAGCTCGCATGAATTAGCGAGCAAACCGTCTTTTCATAATCGGGCCTGGGGTAATATTTTCCAGTATCATTGTCATAATGAAATGAGCTTGATAAAAACTGGCATTCCTCCAGTGGTCGTGGGGCCATTGAAGGAGTCTTGGTGATCACACCGATATTACTCCAAATCTCTTGTACAATTTGTGGATTCAAAATTCCTTGAGCTTCGTAGGAAACAACGTAATCGTTGTCATCCCCATTTAGTACAGACCTAACATTCCTATTAAAGTCTGAGAAATCGGTATTCCTGCCTTGTCGTTCACATGAAACGATCCAAGCATAATTGAATAACACATCTAAAGCAAGAGTGTTGTCATTGATAGTGTTAGGGCTGCCGGAGGGATTACCAGTGTGTTTCATGCACACCACGCCATCCTCTAGCACGCACAGAGAATGAACTATAGACTCATAACACTTTGTACAACGAGCTCTTAAGTCCAATTTCTCCTCGGCTGTTAATCCAACATTATCAATACATCGGTACCGAAAATCGCATAGCCAGGAAAAAATTTCCTGAAACAAAGATGCGTCGTAAGACGACTCATCTAATTCAAATGCTATGTTGCTAAATTCAGTCAACCAATGATACAACTTATCCCAGCCCCCCAACATCTTAGAACCTCCAACGAAGGAGGAAGAAGTGGGGTTAGCTAGAACATTGTTGTTATTCATCCTTTGATTCTGATCAAGAAAAAGTCTATTACACGCAACTGAAAACTCTATTGGGGCAGCTGTAAAGGTTCTGACCTTACCAGCTTTAATCTTCTCCATGGGGAGCATTTCACCTTTTTGGGCTACTTTCCACAGTGGAGCATAATTGCTTAACATGACTCGATCCCAATAATCTTCTAGGATGTTTTTATTTCCTTTCTCAAGAAAATCTTTTTTATTTTTATAGAGTATATTCCAAGGATAACCACAAGAAGTGGTCTTGTCCATATCTTCCAAAGCCTCATCTGTTGAAAGCACTTGACTGCCTCCCATGATAGGTAAGTACCGAGTTTCTGTCCAACTACATGCTAAGCGGAAAGCGTAAGCATTCAAAGTTGGTTGTCCTCTGTCGTACTTCATAAATGACTTATACATGGCTGTCATATTAAGATTCGCCATAGCATATGAGTTGGGTATTTTCACACCCTTATCAGTCATAAAATCTATAAGACTTTGGTTTATTTTTTCTTTTTTATTTTTTGTGCGAGTAACATTACGAGCGAAGAAAAGGAAGTCCATAAAACCTCCTCCATTATCACCAAATTTATAATTATTACCTACACGCCTACACATAGACTCCTCGGAAGGAGTAGTCAATACATCATCAATTCCATTTTGAGAATAGAAAAGATTCATCACTCGACAATCTAGTGTAGGCACACCTAGTTTTTTGAACCCCTAATTTTCGTTAGTAATTCAGGTGTGACAGGAACAAAACCATTCACTTCATTATGAAAACCAATAACTTGACGAGCGGGGTTTAAAACCATACTACCACTGTGCCCAGCAGTAGTTTCCGCAGTATATGTGGCCATTTCCTTACCAGGGGTTAAATCAATTTTTGTAATTGTCCCGCTAGTTTCATGCACTATACCATGTTCATAATCTCCATGTTGATTGTAACAAACAACTCGAATTTCATTGTTACTCAAACTGGGTAATGCCAGTTTGGAACTCGGGGGAGCATACTCTCCACCAGCAACAATATACTTAATCGCTAAGACGTCGTTAGAAACACACATCGCATCTTTGATCTTAAATTCAATAGCATTACATCCTTTCATTCGGACGACCACTGTATTATTAGATTTGGACCAGTCTTGGTCGCAAATATGCATTGGAAAGAAAATATGCTGCTCCGCATACACAATATTGGACCATGATCCATTATATTCGCAGATCCCACCTTGTTTATCAAGGCCATCAATTCTAAACTTCGCAGCCTCTTTAAGAGGCACCTTTCGTTGTTTATCAATTTGAGCAGCAGTTGGTTGTTTCTTGTTCTTCTTCTTGATTGTCTTTTTTTTCTTTGACTCTTGCTTTTTCACTTGTTTTAAACTAGAAGTTGGTCGCATAATCGTCGGCTTATCTGCCTCTTTCTCAAGGACAGTAATAACCTCGTTCTGTTCACTTTTTTGCTTTTCTTCATTTTTCTTCTTCTTGTTCTCTTTCTTTTTTGCAATACGTCTTTTGCGTTGTTCCTTTTTCTTTTTATCTGTTTCTTCAGCTTGTTTGGTAGAGGGACCCTTGGCCCTAGTATAATTAGGGTGGTGCTTTGCTTTCAAAGGGCCACGAGGAACATAATCATCATCCCCTGCCATTCTATCTTCAGCAACTTCCCACTCTTCTTCCCAACCTTGCATTTTGCGCTGCTCAGATGTTAAACCATCATCAGAATAGTCATCTTCTGCTTCTCGCACAAACTTGGTTCCTTTAAACTTTTTCTCCGCAGCCTCAACCATCATCTCGATTTCTCGATTGCGTTTAAAGTCAGCGAAACTAAGGGTCAAGCACTCTTGCTCGAGATCCTTATTACCATACATATCCCATCCATTATCAGCGAGCCATTTCCTATTTTTCATAATATCCTGGCTTTGTTTTTTAGTGATTGGATATCCCTTGTGATCATACTTGCTTTCTGAGCAGCCGTTCCAATGAACGCAACTCTTACCTCCACATTTGTGGTGGCAAAGCTCGTTAGAGGAAGTATGAGAATTGGAAGGACATGTTTTCAAACCGAAGGTAGATAATAAACTACCTTCCTCAATGTGAGCGCATTGTTTACATTCACATGATTCCTTCTTTTCTCTACTTCTAGCATAAACATACGCAGCATAAGCTAATATGGCCAAAATCCCTATACACAGGGAGATAATTTTTTTATTATTATCTGCCATAACCTTAATCTTATTCATTTCAGACTTAAGCTCTATCTTGTCAAAAAGTTGATACAAACCAGGATTAGCCTCCTTATGCCTAGGAATTGCTCCTTCTAAGGAACAAAACTCATCACACTTAGCATCACATTCGTGAATACCAGCTCCAGCACCTTCAGGCAGCGCACTAAGATCTTTATTAGCAAGATCCACACATGTCCGTTCAACTTCTTTCACAAAACCAAGCCCGGCAGACAAATTATCGTCTTCATCAGGATTGGTAAACCACTTTGAGAATAAACCCAAAAATAAAGATGACTTAATAACGTGTTTACTAATATACTTTGCAGCACTGCTAAGCGTTTCTAGAGCCTTGACTCCATGAGCAGCAAAAATCGAAGCACTAGTAATAGCAATAATAAAGTCAGAGATTTTTAAATAGGACTTTTTAACCCCATTTTGCTTCCTAGACAATCTACCAGAAATTAAGTTCCGCACTATCGTAACAGCAACAGTTAAAACAACAACTCCCAAGGTATAGTCTAAGCACAACATTTGCCTGTTAGAAAAATAAGCAAAAGGGTTTTTTATAAAAAAACACAAATTAGCACCCTTATGGTACCAATAGTGCCCCTGACACATAATACGATATCTTCGGCAGCAAAAGGCAGAAATTTTTCGGACAGCTGCTCCTACATTCGCAACAAAGCAAATGAAAGTAAACATGGCACCAATAAATTGCCACTTATCACTCCAGTACATAAAATCTACAAATTGGATATTGAAAGCCGGATAAGAAAACCAAATTTGTTCCTTAATTTCCGTTAAATTAGCTTCAACAGTCGAGAAGCCAGCAGCTATTAACATCAATTGCACTTGTCGGAGATGTCGATAAGAATGTGCATAGCACAAACCCGACATCATCAAAATAACACACAACATCATAAAAGCGATAAAATCGTAATTAATATACATACTTTGAGAGCG